ATGGAGAAGTTTAATCAAAATAAATATATTCAAGAGTACATAAGACAACACAAAAAACAATTCAAGGTGGATCTTAATATCGAAGAATATAATGAACTGAAAGCATTGCTAAAACAAAACAACTTATCAAATGTGCAATTTGTTAGAAATGCTATCTCAGCATTAAAAAATAATAATCTTAATATAAAAGATTAATTTTAATTAAGCATAAAATTATGCACAAAAAAAAGACCAGGACACGCGTCCTGGTTTATTATTTAAAAAGTTTTATTTTGTCCCATCTTGTTAAACCATTTCTTAAATTAAGATTAACTTGATTTTGTACTATATTATAATTAGCACCTAATTTTTTCTTACGAGTTGTTCCATTGCCAAAATCACCTCTGATAGTTCTTCTTACCAATTCTAAAAGTTTTTCATCTGATAAAGTTGATTCACTTTCTTCTTTGACTTCTGGATTATATATGAATCCCCTAAATGTATACTTTGCACCAATGCCCCATCTTCCGTTTTTATTATAGCGATGTTGATTCCAAAATGCACTTGCACCATAACCAGATTCAGAAGTATATACGTGATCATTATCATAAACTTTCTCAACAACAGCAACGTGACCAGCACCATCTTTTCCGCTATCAAGTGTCCCTCTTTGCCAGCACATAATTGCTCCTGGTTTAGGAGTCATACCAACTTCAAGTCCTGCTGCTTTAGCCCTTTCAACAAACCATTCTGCGTTGCAATTAAGAGTATTAAACTTATTACCTTTATAACCTGTCAATTCAGTTATAATCTCGTTAAAACGTCCATTTGCATAGCCAACACAGTTTGCAAGCACATCACATTCTTTATCGGTAGGATGCCCTTTAATGCAAGAATTCCAACCTCCAGCACCAATTGTAATATAAGACTTATTATCTTTGTTTGGTTTATTCATTCTCAACGTAAACATTTTCAATTTCACCATCCTCGTTTAATTCTTCAAATCCATCTTCATTAAATATTGTTTGAATTTCCATATTTTCTTCCATTTTATTCACTCCTTCTTATTGTTAAAATTACTTAAACCATTCGAGCCTAAGCTAATAGATATAGCTGTTAAAATGTATATAACTATATCTACTAATTTAAATGTTTTCATAACAAGATTTGTTATTGTTAATAATAAAAATGCAATAAAAAAACTCCAATATTTTGTCGGAATTTTTTTTATATACTTTAAACCCTTTGTAAACTCAACTACCATATAAACAATTGTTACAAAACTTGCATATGTAGTTAATACATCCCAGGTTAAAAAATTATTCATTTTGACCTCCTTAAATGACATTCCAACCATAAAGTTGAGCTTGTGCAAGCGCAGCTTTGCCTGCATCACTAGTTAATTTTGCTAAATTTGTACTTCCCAACAAAACTGTTTGGGATTTACAACCAGCTGTTTTAATATCATACAATTTTGTAAGGACATTTATTAATGATTCTTCTGTTAATTTTGTACAATGTGATAAAACTAATCTATAACTACTAGTTTCTGCACTAAATGATGTTTTATAGCTTTTACCTAGATTTTTAAAACCACCTAAATTAACAAGATTAGTGTCGCCATCAAGCATATTTCCAATTTCAGTTGCATTACTAAAATCTAGTTCTGGCATAGATACTAAACATCTAAAGTTTGAAAAGCCACCGCTAAAGTTGGACCATTTTTTTGTGTCGATTATAGGAATTTTTTTTATTTGATCCCTTAAATTAAACATCATATATGCTACGGTTTGTGAAAAATACTCATTTATATCAACACCACTCGTTGATACATTAACTTGACTATAACCATCTAAGTTGTCATCATTAGCATTATAAATACCATTTCCCGTGATAGTTTTGGTTCCCATTTTTTTCTCCGGTATATTTGCTATCAATTTTACCTTTGATAAAGCATCATATGGATCATCACATACCACATTATATGTACCGTTTTTTGTTACTGTAATCTTTTTTTCTTGAAGATTCGGCTGAATATTAACAATTACATTTTCTTTAGTACAAACATCATATTTGCCATTTTCAGTAACGTTTAGATTACCAAAAGGCACGACATATTCATCTGGTATTTTATCTACTATAACCTTACTTAAACCATCAAAGTTTTTATCTGGTAATATTTCTTGTGCTTTTTTTGCTGGTATAACTTCCTTTTGTTGCATATCTGCAAGCACAATTTTAGGAAATATACACCTCATTTTAATTTTAAATATTTTATTTTCTAACAATTTAATTTTTAGCATATTATTCTACCTCATTAATATCTTCTTCGATATATATTTCTTGTGCTTGTTCTAAAGTTTGAATTTGTACACCAACGAATATTACTGTTGCATAGTAAGGTTTATGTTCTTCTTCTATTAAATTACCGTTCTCATCATATTGTGCAGGAACATATACATCATTCTTACTACGAATATGTTTATTCTCATCTGCTAGTAATAATCGTGGATTTGTATGATTAATTAATTGCATTCTATCACTCCTTTCATCAAGATACTGTCCAACCTTTGTTTGTTGCAATTGCTATTTCTTCTGCTGTTAATTTTGCCACATTTGTTGAGCCTATTGTTAGTGATTGTGTATTACAACCTTTTGTTGCTATATCGTAAAGTCCATTAATTATGTTCATTAAACTATCGTGAGTTAAGCTTCTACTATCTGATAAATCTAACGTATAGTCAGAATAATTAGCAGATTTTGTAGTATCGTAAGCTTGACCTAAATTTTGTAAACAACCTGTAATATTTGCTAATGATTGACAATTATAAAACATATACAATATTTTTGTTACACTTGAGGCATTAAAATTACTCAAATCCAAATTTGTTAATGATAAACAACCATAAAACATAAAGGCCATATTTGTTACATTTTGAGAATTAAAATTATCAAACGTTAATTTTGTAAAATTTGTAGTCGAGAAATAACTTTCTAATTTAGTTACGTCAGCTGAACAAGATATTGTTGGCAGCTTTTTAATCTGAAATGTCCAATTACTCATTGACTTTGTGATAGTCGAATTTATATACTCATTTATATCAACACCACTAGTTGAAACATTTACTTCACTATAGCCATCTAAATTGTCATCAGTAGCACTATATTTAACAGTCTTAACACCACCTTGAACTATATTTTTAGTTCCTAACATTTTTTCTGGCACATCAACTACAACTTTATCATAATAGCCAACATTATCATCTACTGCACTATATGTACCATTTTTAACTATTACTTTAACAATCGGTTCTGGTAAATTATTATCTAATTCTATCTTTTTCAAGCTATCATAACAATAACAACTACAAATAACACTACCATCAATTGCTCTTTTTCCTTCTACATTTGCCTTATAAAGAACTCTAACATCTATTTTAATATTTCTATCAAAATTAAATGTTTCATCTTCTGTAAGCCATATTTTAAAACATTTTTTATCTTCATCATAACTAACCTCTTTATTTGTGCCATCATATAATTTAACTAAATCTTTAATTACAAATTGGACTTTATCTACACCTTTAATATCTAAATTGCACCATCTGTATCTTCAATTTGTATTTCTAAATAAAATTGATTACCTTGTTTCATATTTTCACTTCCTTATTTTTCTAATAATTTATTACAATATTTTTTTGTTTCACTATTATAGCCAAGTGCTAAATAGCTATCGCATGATTCTAACCTATCGTGCATAGGTATATTTTCATTCCATATAGTATTTCTCAAGGTTGATTTTTGAATAACTTTTAAATTATCATTCAATTTATAATACGTTGAAAAAATCATCCATAAAAAGCCTAAAGTTGTAATAATCCATCCCAAAAAAATTGTGTATGGCTTTATTTTTTCTACAAATTCTTTCATTATTTCACCACCAATCAACCTGTTCTTACCCACACATAAAACGCATAGCCAGATGGTGTATTATCGATTTCAGTATTTTTTCCGACAAATTTATGTCCGTGTGATGCATTAATTGCATATTCAGACCACTTATTTGTATCGGTATTATAATTTGTGTATTGTTTATCTGAATTATTTTTACGTGTTACAATTCCACTCGTTTTATCGTTAGCACCACTAAAAACTTCACCAAAATTACCTTTCAATTCTGCACTAGGAATATCAAATGATGGTAAATTATCAGCTGATAGTTTTATCTTATCACTACCAAACGATGAACCAGCTGGATGTTTTGTTCCAGCAGCATACAAATATTTATCAGTTATATTTTTCCAAGTTCCGCCAAAAAGGGTTTGCGGATCAGTTGCATTTTCTGAAGCATAAATTGAACCGATTGGATGCAGATAATATGATAATAAATTGCCATTAATATACATATTCCCAAATATCTCAAAACTATTGTTATTTACAGGAAAGCCATTGATACCAACCGAGTTCTTTGCAACATCTATAAACATCGGAAATACGCCTTTAGGAAGCATAAAATCTTTATCAAATTTTTCATTAAACGCATCAATAACAACTATGTTAAATATGTACTCATTATTTTTATTAAGAGAAAAAGTTTGTTTTACATTATCATTAATTACAACAAAATCATTAAAACTATCTTTCAATAATTTATATCTATATTTTATAGTCATTGTATTTTTGTTATTAATACTAGAAATGCTTGCATCAACATTTAAATAAGATTCATCCTCATAATTGTTCAACCTATATAAAGATACATTCGCAGTTGGTGCTGAATAAGGAACTATAGTTATAGTTTTTGAAAAAGATGTACTATTGCCTCGAGAGTCAACAACTTTAACATTTAAAGTCGCATTTGAAGAAATATTTATATTTCCAAAAAAAGCACTATTATTAGTGCCTTGTTTTTCAACCCCGTTTAAAGTAAAAATATACTTTGATATGCTTGCTCCTTTTAAAGCGGTAGCATTAGTATAATTAATTTTTAAACTAGATTTATTTTGTACAATCATTTGATTGTTTTTAGTGATATTAACAACTGAAGTGTTTGTATCTTCATACGACACCTGATCCACATTAAAAACAGGATTAGCATTTATTATGTAAAAATCTTTTTGAATAGTAGAATAAAATGTATTATCACCAATAACAGTTTTTAAAATGAATTGTACTTTTCTCGAGTTAGAAGTAGTTGTTGAATTTCTTAAAATAGCTAATTCTTCATTAGTAAAGTTAAATCTATAACTTCCAGAAATATTTTTTTCAACATTCCTATATGATATTTTTAATTGATCATCTATATTAATTCCAAGTGCTAATGTATCAACATTATTGCCAGCCGGATTATTGTAACTAACATCGGCAACCGATTCATCATTAAAATCTGTTGCATACGTAATAACTGCACCTCTTGCAATTTTTGTTAATTCCATCGAACCATCATCAATTTTAGCATTTCCACAAGTATAATACATATTAGCATTATCTTCTACATTGAATGAAACAGCAATAGTTTTAGAACCATCTATTGTATGCTCAACATTAACAGTCCCACTAGCTAATACAACCGTAGATTTGCCGTCATATTTAGGAATATAACCACTAGCAACTTTAACACCATTGATATTAACAGTATACTTGATTTTAGTTCCCCACTCAGCCCAATTATAATTAAGATTAATAGGTGCGATTTTAAACTTATAATCAACTGCTGATGCGTTATTTGCAACACTTATTTTATTTTTATCTTCTTCTAATTCTAATATAAACTTATGATTACCTTTAGCACCTTTTTTCTCAAAACTCTTTTTTAAATTAGTATCTGCTAAAACAGCAATATTTAGATCGTTTGATTCTGTCATAAGCCCTCCTTTAGTTGCTCATAGCAACAAAACCTATTCCTTTATTTGTACTGGTATTAACGGGAACTAGCTTAATCATTCCAGCGAATTTTGCCTCATTTTCAATTTCAGCATTATGCATATGAAATACGTCGCCATCAGCCCAATAAACTTTGCTATTATTTTTGTTGAAACCAGCGAAGCCAACTTCGGCATTCAACTTAACATAATCACCATTTTTTGCATAACAAGTTAAACCTGTTTTATCTTGCAAACATATTAATCTTCCTGTTTCATCATAAAGTTCGAATGTTCCACTTGAATTATTTATTCCACCTAGTTTTAATGTTCCCCCTTTGATAAGTGAGGCAGTCAGATTAATTACATTAATTGCATTCATATTTAAAGTTCCATCTAAAGTCCAAGCACTAGTAAATACACCATTAATTCCAGTAGAACTAAAACCAATTCCACCATTTGAGATTTTTAATACATATTTTGCATTTTCTTTTGGTAATGTGTCAACAAACATTATTTTATCTTCTTCGATAATTTTATATGAACTACCTAACATATCATTAAATCTCGCTGTAGCTTCGTTTAACTCTTTTTGCAAAATAACCTTACTATCATTAATATGCTCATTTGTATTCTTTTCGACTTCTGCACTAATCTGATCAGTTAGATTTTTAATTTCCTTTTTAAAATTTCCAAACTCAATTTTTACATAGCTATTTCTTATACAATCATAAACTATTCCTATAACATTCGTTGTAATATCAATTTTGCACTTTGGGTGTTTAACATAGATTGTATCACCAACATCGCTAACATTTGATAATTCAGCACCAACAGAATAATTAATTTTAGGCAATTTATTATTCTGTAAATATTTATTTGCTTCTTCCAAAAGCCAAGTTTTAGAAGCTGTTTCATAACTTGAATAATCATCAAAATCACTACTTGAATATATATTTTCAAACTTTACAATTTTTGTAAAAGGAATATCATATAATCCTAAATCCAATTCAACAAACTTGTTATCTAAATAGATTCTTTTTTCGCCATCGGTCGTGTATGGTAATATTTTAGTGCAAACATCATCCCAATTTTCTTTTACAACAAAATCAGTAATATTTTTATTTACAGCTAATACAACACCTTTGTCTTGACCAATACTATTTTTTATACCTAAAGTCCAATTATCTCTATACCAATGGCCACCGTATTTATCATCTGAAATAAACTCTTCATAAACATCAAATAAACTCTTTGTTACAACTCGTGTACTTATTATTTTTGATATATCGCTAATTGTAGTAAAAGGACTTGTAGAATCTGTAGCTGAATTAAAATGTTCTAATGCATCATTACAATTTTTATCAACAGCATAGCTATCAGCAATCACATAATTTTTACTATCATAACTCAAATGCCAAGCTATACATTTGATTTTATTATTATTTATTTCTGGATTATCGCATCTAAATCCTTGACTCCCCCAGGGAGTGTCAGCACGTATTATCAAGCCCTTTTGATAATACGCTAAATTTTCTAACACATCCTCAAGTTCAATATAATAATCACTATTATCTTTTTTAGTGACTTCTGCAACTAAAGGATGCAATATTTTAATCCCGTTATTATTGAATAACTTTTCATTGCTATCATAAACTCTAATCATAATATCACCTACACAATAGCGTGTCCATATTGTATCGTTCCCTGTAAACCTTCTCCCTCAGCCAGAGCCTGGTCTAGTGTTATAGTTATAGTCTTTTCCCCATTCCATACGATAGATGGTTGAATAAGTGTACAAGTATTATCACTATTCTTTTTATATAAAGTAATAATTGGCGGTGTATAAGTATTGACTTCTTCTACATATTGATCAAAAGTATATGTAAATTCTTTAGTTGTACCATCGCCCCAAAACGCAAACGATTCAAAATATGAATTGTCCGTTATTTTATCAGAAATAAATTCTTCCCATTCATAAATTTTTTCAGAAAATTTTAATGTGTTTTCTGTATCTAAACTAAATGCAGCAATCGCAAAACACATTTCGGAAAATGAGGAAAAAATAAACACTTGAGTGTTGTTTTGATATGAGTAATAATTACATATTGCATATATATTATTAAATGTACCACTTTTGTAAAATAATGATTGAATCAAATTACCATTTTCTACAGCGCTAGTTAATTTCTCTATTTTGGTTGCATCAGTATCTCCGGCATAAATCATAATGCCATTTGAGCCATCTTTTCCATTATCGCCTTTTTCCCCTTTATCACCTTTCGGACCAGTTGCGCCTGTTGCACCTGTCGGACCTAATACACCTGTTGGTACAACAATCTCTTCGGTTTCAACAATAACATTTGTACTATTTTCTTCACTTATTTCAATCACTATGTACCACTCTCCTCATCAGAATTTTCATCTGCCGGAGTTGTATAATCTTGCATTAATTTTAAAGTACCACTAACTATAGTTTTAATTTCATTACCATATTTGATTTCAATATCATACATATATTTTTCTTCAATTTCTAAATTAATTGTATCTACTCTTGTTAAAGATACTTTATATTTTCCCGAAGAAATTTTTGTTATTCCACTATTTAGTTTTTTACAAAACAAAGCCGTTCCGCTTGGATTATTTTTTTCTTTACAGGTCATATAGGCTTCAGTTAAATCAGTTGATGTTAGATTTGAAACATCAAAATCAAGACTATATGTATCGCCTCTTGTTAAAATAATATTAAATTCTTTTTTTAGTAATTTAGCCATTTTTTTCACTTCCTTTATAAAAATCTTGAATAATTAGATACTTCGATTTTTGTTATCGTACCTGTCCAGGACACAATATTTTTTCCGATCTTTAAAACCGGAAAATCACCTAACATATTTCTATTTTTTAATACAGCGTTTACATATGCATCTTGTTTATCAGAATCAATAACTACATAAGTATCATTTTCTGGGAAAGAATAATTAAAAATTGTAATTCCTTCTTGTTTGAACTCTATTGTTCCACTTCCGTATATTTTTATTATAGGTTTACTCTTGTAGTTTCCATTGTTAAAAATATTTAAACTTGTTTGATTAGTTATTTCAAACAATTTTACATTTTCATCATTTGAGTATTTAAATGGTTGTACTTTAAATCTTACATTTGCCGTTCTAAAACGTAACAATCTATCATAATCTATTTGATCAATTATTCTGGCCTTATAATATTTATCAGATTCGTTGCTTAAAATTAAGTTACCTTCACCACTAAAATATTCAATTATCTCATCTATATCAAAGTTACCTCTTAATCCTATTTGAATAGTTTTGTCGTAAGTTTCAAAACCTAAATCTTCAAACGTTGAACCGTCCACACCATCTACACAAGTTTCCTTAGTTCGCATTTTAGGTTTAGAAATAGGGGGCAATTCACAAATAATTAAACCTTCAATATCTTTACTATCTATATTTTTCCAAACTATACTATTCATAAATTACCTCCTAACTATAAACAGCACTTTCCATTGTGCTAACAATAAAGTTACCCATTTCGCGACCATTCATAACGACTTTAGTATCTTTCAATGCCTCTTTAAAAGCAGATACAAGCACATCATAATTATTAGAACTATAACCATTTGAGCCATAACTAGATGATTTATAATTTGCATTTATTGTAGTATCAAAATCTGTAGGAATCGCATTAGCCATATCTTTTGACACATTTTTCAT